ACACAAAGCCCCTTTTTTGTCACAGGATTAGATGTTATGATAAACTTTGTTTCGGTATGATTTTCATGTCAGAGGAAATTTAATTTTTTCTGAACAACATGAAATGGAGGACTTTAAAATGTCGATTCTTGAGGTTGTCGATATCAAAAAAACTTACACTTCACGGCTGGGAGGTAGTCAGGTTCAGGCGTTGAAGGGGACGAGCTTCACAGTGGAAGCAGGGGAATTTGTGGCGATAATGGGGGATAACGTTATTATAGGACTAAGTCAAGAGACTTCAGAAAACAAGAGGTCTTGCAGGCTTAGTCCTATTTTTTATTTATCTCTATCAGCTCTGCCCAGGGCGGTGAGAAGAACTAAGACATCATGGAGGTGAGTGGATATGAATATGGAACAGATTATATTTTTGGTAAATGATGACACAATGATTAAGATTTATGAAGGTGAGAATTTTATAACTAAGGGGAACTGGTTTTCAGACAGTGTTTTGAAGTGCGTGGAGCGCAAGGTTGCTAATATTAATTTGGATTGTGCAGAGAATGTCTGCAAAATAACTTTAGTTCAGGAGGGAGCTTATGAAGAGTAGAAAAATTAAGGTGTATCGTCAGAGTGGTTATGATTATGCACCAGTACCGGCAATAGTGCTTAAGGGGCTTTGGTTTAAGGATTTGGGGTTTGAAATCGGAGATTGTATAAGTGTTAAGTGTGAGGATGGAAAGCTGATAATAGCACTGGATTATGAGAATGATGTATGCAGGCAGTGTGTGGCAGAGGAGAAGGGGGTATATGGCATATACGCAGCCGAACCGGAAACTGTTTGATGTTATGACGAAGGGCTCAGGGGATGCGAGAATGCAGCCTTTGTATTTTCTTATTACGACTGCGGGGACGGATACAAATTCAATCTGTTATGAAACGCACCAGAAGGCGAAGGATATTCTGGAGGGGAGAAAGATTGACGCAACTTTTTATCCGGTAATTTATGGAGCGGATGAGACGGACGACTGGACGGACCCTAAGGTGTGGAAGAAGGCTAATCCGTCGCTTGGGATTACGGTTGGAATTGACAAGGTTGAGGCGGCGTGTGAGTCGGCGAAACAAAATCCGGGCGAGGAAAATTCTTTCAGGCAGCTCAGACTAAACCAGTGGGTGAAGCAGGCGGTGAGATGGATGCCGATGGAGAAATGGGATGCGTGTGCGTTCCCGGTTTCGGAGGATGATTTGGAAGGGCGTATCTGTTACGGCGGTTTGGATTTGTCGTCTACAACGGATATTACGGCTTTTGTGCTGGTGTTTCCGCCGGAGGATGACGAGGATAAGTTTTATGTGCTGCCGTATTTCTGGATTCCTGAAGAAACGCTGGATTTGCGTGTGCGGTGCGACCATGTGCCGTATGATGTGTGGGAGCACCAGGGATTTTTGCAGATGACGGAAGGAAATGTGGTGCATTATGGATATATTGAGAAGTTTATTGAGCGGCTGGGCGAGAGGTTTAACATAAGGGAGATTGCTTTTGACCGGTGGGGCGCGGTGCAGATGGTTCAGAACCTTGAAGGAATGGGATTTACTGTGGTGCCGTTTGGACAGGGATTTAAGGATATGTCACCGCCGACGAAGGAACTTATGAAGCTGACGCTGGAGAAAAGGATTGCGCATGGCGGGCATCCGGTGCTGCGGTGGATGATGGATAATATTTTTATTAGGACTGACCCGGCGGGAAATATCAAGGCGGATAAGGAAAAGTCCACGGAGAAGATTGACGGCGCGATTGCAACGATTATGGGGCTGGATAGAGCGATAAGGTGCGGGAATGATACGACGGAGAGTGTGTATGATTCGAGAGGATTGATTGTTTTGTGAAATAAAAAAGACCAATCTGATGATTGGTCCGTTTTATTTGCATAAGCAAATTAAAGCAATTTTAGAAGGTTTGTCCAGTTGGAGTCGTAGCCCATCATGGACATGATTTCTGTTGCTGATATGGTGTGCAGCTGTTTTTGCAGCTTGTTGAATGTGGTCTTCATTGATGAAATAAACTCTTTTAAGTCAGTCTTGCTTAAAAGGAGGGCAAACATGATTGCAATAGCATATACATCATTTGTGCCATATGTATAGGAGCCGTCCTTGGCACGGACAATTCCTAGCACAGAAAAGTTTTTAATGCTTTTGGTGTGGATTCGTTCTTTGAATTTCATATCAAAGAACCGTTCATCGTGTGCACATTTATTTCTTGCTAAAGCGAGCATATGCATGAATTTTGCGAGTTCATCAGGCTGAAGACCAAACTGCTTGGATACAATGGTTTTATCGTTTGGTTTCATGTTTTTATAAAAGTTCTCAATTTTACCAAAGGTGAGAACATTGACAAGAACCCATAAAGGTATATATCCGTGAACGGTCATGTAGTGGGTAACCACTTGATGGTGTTTGTTCATCTGACGTGCGATTTCCTGCTGAATGTCACCGATTAGTTTAATTGCTGATGAGATGTTTCTTTCGCTGGATGTATCGAAATTTTCGATTTTGAGGTAATTATCATGACCATATTTAGCCGAAAATTCATGCGCAATCACAGTTTTAAAGGTATTTTCAATTTTCAAAAGGTATTTAAGATAGATGTTCCTGAGTTCACGATCAAAATTATAAAGCGCATATACTTCACCAAAAGTTGTACCTGTTTTATAAACTTCGTCTGATGCAGGAGTCGCAGGTGATGCAAGGAATAATTCTTTGTAGCCGTTGATGACATTATAGTAATTTTCTGTTTCAAGAATTCGCATGGCGCGTGAGCACTGAGAACCTTTACCAATGACCATGCCTCTTGAGCGAAGGATGTTTATTTGCTGGCGATAAGATTTATATGTTTTTTCAGACATAGGACCTCCATGTATTAAAAAGCCCCCGGGCCCGAAGGACACCGGAGGACAAACTGGCAATTTCTTGTAAGGCTATTGTAGCACATAAAAGAAAAATGTCAATACCGACATTGTCAGAATCATGTGCCAACGCTTTATAAGTATATACCATATTTTAGTTTATTTCAAGTGTAAGGAGAAAATGTATGGGAATTTTTAGCAATATCTTCAAGGGTAGGGATGCGCCGGTGGACAGGACGGCGGGGAGCTCGTTTAGTTTCCTGATGGGCGGGAGCACGTCGGGGAAACGGGTGAATGAGCGGAGCGCGATGCAGATGACGGCGGTTTATTCCTGTGTGAGGATTTTGTCGGAGGCGGTGGCGAGTCTGCCGCTGCAGTTTTACAGGTACAATGAGAGTGGCGGGAAAGAAAAAGCGGTGAATCATCCGCTTTATTTTTTGCTGCATGATGAGCCGAATCCGGAGATGACGAGCTTTGTTTTCAGGGAGACGCTGATGACGCACCTGCTTTTATATGGCAATCTGTATGTAACATTCCGACAGGGAAACCACATACTGACAAAACAGACAGGTGATTCAGGTTTTGCAGTGAGCGGGCAGGTGATAGGCGTGCATCTTGCCCAGAATGAGACGCTTGATATGGACGCCGGAATGGTGGAGGTGCAGGTTCGTGGCATTGACAGCGGCGGTGAGGCTTTTGCAAGTGAGATTGCCATGCTTCCGGTAAAGCAGGTGCTGCTGGAAGGGGTGATTAGATGATAAGGCTTCATATGAATGCGCCTGATGAGGCATTTCTTAAGTGTGAGGCAACGGATGATGAGGTAAGGCTTCATCTGGCAGACCTGCTTGTCCAGTTCGTACATGATGGCGGAAACGGAGGTGCGCAAAACAGCCAGACATGCGGGTGTGACATGCAGGCAATTCCTGTGGAGGAACTGGAAAAAATGTGGAATGAGGTTTAGAGGATTTGAAGGGAGGTGAGAATATGGCGGCTTTTCTTGATAAGACGGGTGCAAAATGGCTTATCGGCAAGGTTAAGGAAGCTGTGGCTGACAAGGCTGATGCGTCTGACACCGTGGCGATAACCACGGACGAGCTTGAAGAGATGTGGAATGATACCACGGCTGACGGAGAGGAGTAATGACAGATGGCACAGTTGTCGGTTTTGGACAAGGAAGGTGCGGTCTGGCTTCTTGGAAAGCTCAAAGAGGCTCTGTCCCGGAAAGCTGACGTGGGCAGCAGTTCGGCGGATTCACAGAAGGCTGATGATACGCTGGTGCTGCTCGCGGTGGCTGACGGGGTGATGCTTGTTGATGATGCGGATAATGATGAGAACACGATTGCACTGTGATGGGTTTTATTTTTGTTTGGGAGGGCAGGCTGGATGGCAGCATTTATTCAATATCTGAATTTTGACGGGGTGGATCTGCCTCTGCCGGATTTGTATGAGGTGGATATGAGTGATGTGGAGGCTGATTCCGGTGGAACTACGGAAGCCGGGATTACACAGAGGGATGTGGTCAGGACTGGCGTGGTGGATATCGGGGTCAGCTTTTCAGTGACGCAGAAGTGGCTTAAGATACTGACGGAGTTTAAGCAGAAGGAAAAGATTGCAGTGAAGTATTTTGATACACAGACTGCGGATGTGAAGAGTACGGAGATGTATGTGGACGGGTTTAAGGCAAAGCTGGAGAATGATACGAG